ATTAAAAATACCTGAAAGATTTGATCCAACAGAAATACAAAGAGAAATTGAACAATTAAAAGCAAGACCTGTTTTTGAACCACAAGAATTAGACAGAGAAGCATTGGTTAGAGATATTCAATCTCAAATTAAATTGCCACAAATTCCTCAATTACCAGATGTTTCTAAATTTGCAACTAGAGAAGATATAAGCAAAGCACTATCTGGATTGCCTCAAGCCCCTCAAATAGATAGAGAAAGTTTAATAAGAGATATTCAAGCAGGAATAAAAATGCCTGCTGTTCCAGAAATTGATAGAGAATCTCTTGTTAGAGATATTCAATCTCAACTTAAGGTTCCTGAAAGATTTGATCCAACGGCTTTAGAACAACAGATAGGTGGGTTACAAAAACAAATAGCTGGTTTACCACAGCCTCAACAAATTGATGTAGAGGCTTTAAGATCAGATATTCTAGGAAGGGTGCCAACATTTGATCCTACTGGTTTGCAAGCAAGACTGGGAGCACTAGAATCAAGAGAGATTCCAACATTCGATCCATCAGGATTACAACAACAGATAGCAGCAAACAAAGCATTATTAGAAAATTTGCCACAGCCACAACAAATTGATGTTGGTGCTTTAAGATCAGATATATTATCTCGTGTTCCACAGTTTGATCCAAGCAGTCTTCAAAGAGAAATTTCTCAACTAAGAAGTCAAATAGGAAATATTCCATCTCCTCAACAAATTGATGTAGAAGCTTTGAGAAGAGACATACTTTCTCAAGTTCCTAGACAACAAAGCATTGATGTAGAAGCTCTCAAAAGAGATATATTGAGTTCAATACCACAACAACAATCATTACCAAGTATACCAAAAATTAATTTACCTAGTATAATTAGATAAATTAGGAGAGAGACATTATGGACGGCATTAAATTAGCCGAATATATTTTTAAAACTTTGCGTCAAAGAGAGCAAAATATTGTTGACAGTCTTTCAGCAGGAAATGTACAATCCATGGAAGATTACAAATACTTTATGGGAGAGTTATCAGCGTTGCGCTCCCTACAACAAGATCTAAGAGAAACGTTGCAAATGGATGATATCGATGAATGAAAAAGTCGCAGAAAAAATAGAAAAATCAGAACTAGATAAAGCTTTTGTCAAAAAAGAAGAAAGAGTTCTAGATCCTACCTTATTAAAAAAATCATTTTTAGAAAGAATGCCAGAGCCAACTGGATGGCGTGTGCTTGTTTTACCTTATCGTGGTAAAGGAGTAACCGAAGGCGGTATTCAATTGGTTAAAGAAACTGTAGATAGAGAATCTTTAGCAACTGTTGTGGCATATGTTCTAAAAGTTGGACCTTTGGCTTATAGGGAAACAGACAAATATGGAAATAAGCCGTGGTGTAAAAAAGGAGATTGGGTATTAATAGGGAGATATGCTGGTTCACGTTTCCGTTTAGAAGATGATAACGAAGTTAGAATCATAAACGATGATGATGTAATTGGTACTATCTTGGATCCAGACGATATTAAATCTTTATAAGGATAAATAATGGCAAGTGAAGCAGAAAATCTAGATATAGAAATTACAGAAGAAAAAATTGAAAAGGCAGCATTGCCTGAACACAAGAGAGCTAAAGGAGATTACGTTAGTGATGAGCCTGTAGAGATATCTCTTGATGACGATGTTTCTCCGGTTACCAAAGATGAGGTAAAAGAAAATTTTGATGTTTCTCCTAAAGTAGAAGAAGAAGCAAAAGATCTTTCAGAGATAGAGAAAAGAGCTACTCTAGCTCAAAACAGAATCAACAAAGCTGTAGCACAGGCCAAAGAGTTTCAAAGAAGAGAACTCATGGCTTTGCAATATGCTAAAGATCTTAAAGATCAAAATGAACAATTAAGAAAACAATACAAACAATACTCCACCAGTTATGGAGATGAGTTTGGAAGTCGTGTTGAATCTCAAATAAGTTTAGCAAAACAAGCGCTTAGACAAGCTACAGATTCTGGAGATTCTGAGGCAATAGCCGCAGCTACAGAAGCTTTAACATTAGCTACCTCTGATAAAGCTAGACTTGAGCAATACAGACAAGCTCAAAAACAATACGAAGAACAAGAACAAGCATACTTGCAACAACAGCAATATGCTCAACAACAAGGCTATCAAGCTCCTCAACAATATGTTCAACAAGAAGAGTACATGGAGCCATCAACTAAAGCTCGTGACTGGGCAAAAAAGAATACTTGGTTTGGACAAGATCAGGTTGCAACATCCGTTGCCTTTGCAGTTCACAAGCAATTAGAGAACGAAGGCTTTGACACAGACTCTGATGAGTATTATAGTGAGATTGATAAACGAGTGCGACAAGAGTTGCCTCACAAATTTAACGTGGAAGCAGACAAAAAACCCGTCCAAACTGTTGCTTCGCCATCACGCACTACATCGGCTGGACGCAAACAAACTAATCGTATTCAGTTGACGCCGAGCGAACAGGCATTAGCCAAAAAGCTTGGAGTGTCATTTAAAGATTACGCAATACAAAAAGCGAGGTTACAAAGATCATGAGCAAAACTAAAGAAACAAGAGCAAATAGTAACGATGACAGAATGCCTAGAGATATGGAAACTCGAAAGCATCAAGAAAGACCAAAGGCATGGAAAATGCCTTCTGCTCTAGAACTGCCAGAAGAAGCTATTGAAGAAGCAATGTCTCAAGGTATTGTATACAGATGGGTTAGAGAATCTGTCGTTGGCCAAGATGATAAAACGAATGTCTCAAAAAGATTTCGTGAAGGATTCGTACCAGTTCGACCAGAAGAACTTCCCGGATTTCATGATCTACCTATTGTCGATGACGGTCGTCATGCTGGCGTCATTGGTGTTGGTGGGTTAATACTGTGCAAAATAGCAAAAGAAATCGCAGATCAGCGAAACGAATATTTCGCTAACCAAACTAACAATCAAATGAGAGCCGTTGAAAACGACCTAATGCGTGAAGAAAACCCAGCGATGCCTATCTCAAGAGAGATGAAATCAAGGGTTACTTTTGGCGGAGGAAGTTAATTTATTTTCTTCTTCCTTATTTATTTATTTTTAGGAAAAAACTATGGCTAACCAAGATGCTGCTTTCGGTTTGAAGTCAGTTGGTAAATTAGGTAGCAATGTTAACTCTGAAGGAGTTACAGAATACTCAATTGCCTCTGCTGCAAGCGGAAACATATTTTCAGGCGACCCAGTTAAAATGGCTAACACAGGTACTATTTTAGTAGCTGCTGCTGGCGATCAACTGTTGGGAGTCTTTAGGGGATGCAAATATACCAATGCAAGTGGTGAGGTAATTTACTCATCTTACTGGCCAAGTGGTACTGTTGCATCAGACGCGGTGGCTTTCGTAGTTGACGATCCTAATGCATTATTTGAAGTGCAAAGTGCTGCAACTGGTTCAGTTGTACAAACTGTTGTTGGTAACAATGCTGACATCGTGTACACTTCTGGTTCAACAGTAGATGGTCAATCTGGTGTTGAAATCAGTGGAACTACTGCCGCAACTTCTGCTCAATTAAGAATCGTTGGAATTTCTAGCGATCCTGAAAATAATACTTTAGGAACTGGTTCTCAATCAGCAAACGTTAACTTGATTGTCAAAATTAACGAGCACTTCTATGCTCAAACAACTGGAGTTTAATCATGGCAATTAATCGTTCACAATTAGCAAAAGAGCTCGAGCCTGGTCTAAATGCTTTGTTTGGCATGGAATACGCTAGGTATGAAAACGAGCACGCAGAAATATTTGAAACTGAATCTTCAGATAGAGCGTTTGAAGAAGAAACCTTAATCGTAGGTTTCGGAAATGCTAAAGTAAAAGCTGAAGGAGCTGGTATCTCTTACGATAACGCTTCAGAAGGTTTTACTGCTAGATACTCACATGAGACTGTAGCATTAGCATTTGCTCTAACAGAAGAGGCTATTGAAGATAATCTTTATGATAGACTTGGCGCTAGATACACAAAAGCTCTAGCAAGGTCTATGGCACACACCAAGCAAGTAAAAGCAGCTGCTGTTCTAAACAATGCTTTCTCATCAAGCTACACAGGTGGCGATGGGGTTGCATTGGTAAGTAACGCTCACCCACTAGTTGGCGGCGGAACTTTTAGCAACAGACCAGGAACTTATACTGACTTGAATGAGACTTCATTAGAAGACGCTCTTATTTCTGTATCAACTTTTGTTGACGACAGAAATATGATTCTTGCTCTTCAAGGAACTAAACTAATCGTTCCACCACAACTTCAGTTCGTGGTTGACAGACTAGTTAACACTCCAGGTAGAGTTGGCACAGCTGATAATGATATCAACGCAATCAAAAATATGGGAATGGTCCCACAAGGTTATGCAGTAAACCACTTCTTAACCGACACTGATGCTTGGTATCTATTAACAGATTGTCCTGATGGGTTCAAACACTTCGAGAGATCTCCTCTTTCAACTTCTATGGAAGGTGACTTTGATACTGGCAACGTCAGATTCAA